TGGCGATTTCTTCGGTTACGTCTACCGTATTACAAATATCGAATCGGGTAGGCAGTATATCGGAAGAAAATATTTTGTCCAGAAGCGAAAACCAAAAGGTGGTAAACGTAAAGTTACCTCAGAGTCTGACTGGAAGAAGTACTATGGGTCTTGCCCAGAACTGAAAGAGGATATAAAGAAGTACGGGAAACAGAACTTTTCTCGCCAGATTCTGAGTATACATACTACACTAGGAAAGGTGAACTACGAGGAAACCCGTCAGTTGTTCGTTCAAGGTGTCTTGACCGAATCGCTTGACAACGGCGTCCCAAGGTTCTACAATTCTAATGTTCTCGGCCGTTACTACAGGAAGGACTACTTTCATGGAACAAGATCTGATGAATGAGACCCAGCTTCTCAAGGACAGTATCATTGATCGCATCCATGACCTAGTGGCTATGGGTGACTATCTGAACGCTTGTGCTGTTTATGAAGAATTCAAAGAATCGTTTGAGGAACTTATCTGACATGTTAATGAACACCATTTTTGTTGGTGGAACTGGACTTCTTTCAGCTTTCATCATTACTAATACTAATACTACTCCTCCAGCTGAATTTGACCCATCATCAGCAGTAGAAATCCCTGTAGTAGAATTCAAAGTACCAGAATGGAAGTGCCCTGATTGTACACCAGAAGAACAGTATGTCCTCTCAGAACTCCAAGAACACACCCGAATCACAGATCGTAATGCTCTTGCTACGATCATGGGAAACATTAAACAGGAAAGCAAGTTTATTTCCAACATATGCGAGGGAGGGGCTCGAGTTTCTTACAGGGATTGCCTTAGCGGTGGTTATGGTCTTATTCAGTGGACCTCAATAGGACGTTATAATAACCTCGGTAAGTTCTGTAATAACTATGGGTGTGATCCTAGCACCTTGGAAGGCCAAACTCGTTACATGATTAACGAAAGTGTCTTCCAACGCTATCTGCCTGAGTTTGAAGGTAGTGGTAAAACGGTAGATCAGTATATGGTTCCCGCATATTACTGGTTGGGTTGGGGTATTGAAGGAAGTAGGAGAAATTACTCATATAACTATACTAAGAGGTTGGTACTCGAAACATGATTTTGCGCGCCATTAAAGAACTCCTTTCTTCAAAAAAATTTGAAGAAGAGAAAGTTGAATGTTCAGTTGATGAGGAAACAGTTCCTTGCGACACACTAGAAGATGTATTTTTCAGTCCAGAAGCACAGGGTAGTTGGACGGGTGTTCCTGCACCCGCATACCTTGAAGACGATCCATGGTTTGGTTCTGCGCCTACTCTTACAGAGAAACAAGAGGAGTTCAAGGCAGAATCAGAGGCATTCAAAGCAGAGGCTTTGAAATATTATGGTGAACAGACCAATGAACCAGAAAACATCCATGAAGTGATGTATCAGATGTCTACAAGTAGTGGTGAAACCACTGTTCAACGAGATCCTATCGGTGGTTCTGAGACATTTCAGGAAGGTCCAGGTGGTTGGCAATCAGGTGTTGGTCGTTGACAGACCCCATCCCTGGTGGTATACTTAAAAAGTTGAGACACAACTCAACTGCGGTGACCCCCTTGGTAGTTCAGGGTTAGCGGCGATAGGAACTACCAATTGGTTCAGTAGCTCAGTTGGATAGAGCAACTGCCTTCTAAGCAGTCGGTCGTAGGTTCGAGTCCTACCTGAATCGTGTCCTTTTATTTCTTATGGACAATTACACCTTTGGTGGGAGACCTGTAACGGGGGTTCATCTTCTATTACTTATAAGTGAGATGGAAGGTACTTACCAACATCTTAAGTATATGGGATTTGAAGATGACATGAACACCATTGATGAAATGAAGAAGAGGTATTATAAACTCTACTTCAAAACAAAGAAAGAAGAAGACAATCCCAAGTAGCTCAGTGGCAGAGCCGCCGACTGTTAATCGGCTGGTCGCTGGTTCAAATCCAGCCTTGGGAGTAAAGGGACTGGAATGCATCCTGGCTCACATCTCCGAGAGAAAAAAGAATCGGAAACCAACCCATGTGAGAGAGAGGTGGGATCCCTCTTGAGCCTCCCCCGCTGACGAGTGGGGGATATTCCCAAGTCGATGTGGCGGAATTGGTATACGCGCTGGGTTTAGGTTCCAGTGAGGCAACTCATGAAGGTTCAAGTCCTTTCATCGACACTAAATAGAAGAAACTGGGCAAACCTCCTATGCAGATAGTAGAACCCCATTCGACCATATTGGTGTTAAACAGTTCATACGAACCATTACACTTCACCAATTGGAAACGAGCGATCATTCTACTATTCAAGGACAAAGCTAAGTTAATCTCAAAAAGAGTCATCAGACTCGTTAATTACGTGAGACTACCTTTCATACGTCTGGGGGAGATGTTTCCCTCCCGACATTTGATTTACAAACGTGATAATTATGAATGCCAATATTGTGGATCTAAGAAAGATCTCACTATTGACCATGTGACACCAAGGTCCAAGGGTGGCGATGATACATGGACAAACCTTGTAACAGCATGTTCATCCTGTAATGTAAAGAAAGGTAGTAAAACTCTCAAAGAAGCTGGATTGGTTCTAAAGTCTACGCCAAGAGCACCAATCAGCAAAGTCATGTTAGACTTAGAAAAGACTACAATCTCAGAGTGGAAAGAGTACAACTGGGGTTGACACTAATATAGTCTCACGTTATAATAATCACATGCGGAATTAGTTCAGTGGTAGAACGTCAGCCTTCCAAGCTGAATGTCAGGGGTTCAAATCCCCTATTCCGCTCCAGGGAGATTAACTCAGCGGTAGAGTGTCTCGTTTACACCGAGGTTGTCACTGGTTCGATCCCAGTATCTCCCATACAGGTACAAAAAATGTTAAGAGTAAGATGCAAAGAATGTAATACAGAATTGACAAGTAGTAGTAAAGTTCAGTTCTGTGGATGTCCTAATCAAATGAGAGTTGTGGATGACAAGGTTGGTGCAGTTGATTTGAATCAAGTAGTGATGTTAGACTCCTACAAGAAAGATCAAAGTAAAAATGTTCTTTCTCAAAGTGATCTTGCATATCAAGAAGCAAGACGTTCACGAAAGGTTCGCAAGTTAGATTTTGAAGTTCGATGAGAAAAATCCTTAAGATATGGAAGTATTCACTAGGAAGTTTCTCTGATGAAAAAACAGAACCCTATGATAACTACGTGGCTGGCATACGTACTATTATATTCATTTCTTATATGGTTACTAATTGTTTTATTGTCAGCGGAGTAATCCGCCATTGGAATGAAAACCCTCCTAATCCACCTGATAGCGTTCTGGAATGTAGTTGTAATGAACTGTATCCAACCCCCTAACTGGAAACATTGTTATCGTGTTGACCAGTGGTTATTACCCGAAGTAGTTCAGGGATATAAACTCTGGACTGGGCAAGAAAAGATCTATCAAAATGAAAAAGAGTTCTTAGAAACTCAATCTCTTAAATGAAAAATTTACTATTGCTACTTGCACTATTAATTCCTTCTGCATCTGCTGAAGAAAGTGTATTTTACACATATGAAGCAATGCAGTGTATGAAATTCCGTGAGTGTACTGAAGGTGTTAGGAGACTTTCTTCCGAAGACTATGAGGGAGAAGCAAAGATTATCATCAGTAATCTTGATAAGATGGGAGTGGAGGTATATAATGCCATTCCACAATATTTTGTAGATGAATATCGTGCTGTATATTATTCGGATAAGAATACTATTTTTATAAACGAACGATATACTCAAAAACCTGAAAAATTTTTGTCAATTCTACGTCATGAGTCATGGCACGCTGCACAAGATTGTATGGCAGGTGGTATGCATAACTCAGACATTTTAAGTATTCTGAGTCACGAAATAATTCCTGATGAAATTGTTGAAGAAACTTTTTCTCGTTATGGTTTAAACGATCCCGAAGTCATTCGTATTGAACGTGAAGCAGTCTGGGCAATGTACAAACCCAATATGACGGTCAAAGCACTGCAAGCTTGTAATTCTGATACACCAATGTGGGAAACATATTTTCCACCAAAGAGAACTTGGAGATGGTTGTATTGGAATGG